TTGTATTAGATAATCTATCTTATGCTGCTGACCTTGAGTTTATACCCAAGGACAAGCAGTTTACCTTTGAGTGGTGTGATATATCTAATGAAGATCAGGTCAACTATCTTTTCAAAAAATATAAACCAAGTAAAGTATTTCACTTTGCTGCGGAAAGTCATGTTGATCGTTCTATAAAAAATTATCGACCATTCTTAGAATCAAATATTATAGGAACTATCAACCTACTCAATGCTAGTAGGGATGTGCAGAAGTTCCATCACATTTCTACTGATGAAGTGTACGGATCACTAGAATATGATAGTGCAAATCTATTCACAGAGGACACACCATACGATCCTAGAAATCCATACTCTGCAACTAAAGCAGGGTCAGATCATTGTGTGACAGCATGGCATAACACTTATGGCATTCCTTATCTTATTACTAATTGTTCAAACAATTATGGTCCACATCAGCACATCGAAAAGCTCATACCGTTAGTGATAACTAACGCATTGAAAGATGAGGTAACATATATGCATGGTGGTGGACACCAGATAAGAGATTGGTTACATGTTCATGATCATTGCAGAGCATTAGTAATGTTAGATGATGCAGAGATAGTGAATGAGCAGTATAATATAGGTGGTTCTTGTGAGGTCAGGAATCTTGATGTGACTAAGATGATCTTGTCACACATGAAAAAACCCAATGATCTTATTGGCATATCACATGATAGACCAGGTATAGACAAAAGATATGGTATGGATCATTCTAAGATAACTGAAGATCTAGGATGGAAACCTGAAATAGCTTTTGACTATGGTCTTAGAAGTACAATTGCATGGTATCTAGATAGACTAACATGATTTCTCTTTATGGACCAGGTTTTATTGGTAGAAATTTCTATCACATGTATGAACCTGAGGTTGAGATAGTAAACAAGGATGATCGTAAACCTAAGAGTGACGATATCTTGTATACAATATCTACGGTGGACAATTACAATGTCCATGATAATATAACACTTGACGTTGACACTAATTTACATGTCCTTTGCGAGGTTCTTGATCACTGCAGGTCAGAAAATATCACCTTCAACTTCCTTTCCAGTTGGTTTGTCTACGGAAAGGGAATCCTCCCTGCATCAGAAACTACACCTTGTAACCCACAAGGGTTCTATTCAATCACAAAGCTTTGTGCAGAAAATCTTATCAGGTCTTTTGCACAGACCACTGGGATGAAGTATAGAATCCTGAGACTATGTAATGTCATGGGACCAGGTGATAGAAAAGCAAATCGTAAGAAGAATGCTATTCAATGGATGATCAATGAGTTGAAAGCAGACAGAGATGTCAAGATGTATGATAACGGATCACATTGTCGTGACATTATGCATGTGGATGATGTGTGTCGTGCTATTAAACTTGTCATGGATGCTGGAAACTATAACGAAACATATAACATTGGGTCTGGTAAACCTACCAGTGTTAGTGAGATCATGACGTTGGCAAAGATGTTCACTAGATCGAGAGGTGAACTACTAAACATGGAACCACCAGAGTTTCATAAGAATGTTCAGACACAGAACTTCTGGTTAGATACAAGTAAACTCGCATTGCTTGGGTTTACACAACACATTACTAATGAATTTTTAGTCAAGGATCTATGTATAACCTAAAGGAACAAGTTGGTAATTTTGTATTTCAGTTACAGCATTCAGGTAACTATGACATCATGCCATACCTACCTAACCAGAACTGGAAACCTGGTGATCCCATATATTATTCTGGTCCTTACTGGGATGATCAAGAGGTAACTGCTGCTATTACTACCTTGTTAGGTGGTAAGTGGTTACCTGCTGGTGAAGAGGTCAATAAGTTTGAACGTGCATTTGGTAAGAGGTTTGGTCACAAGCATTCTGTCATGGTGAACAGTGGATCATCTGCCAACTTGGTGATGATTGCTGCACTCAAGAAATACTTTGACTGGCAAGATGGTGATGAGATATTAGTATGTGCTTGTGGTTTTCCTACCACTATCAATCCTATCATTCAGAATGGATTGAAACCAGTCTTTGTTGACATTAGTATGGATGATCTCAACTGGGATCTTGACATGCTTGAGTCTAAGATTACTGATAGGACAGTTGCTGCTTTCAGTTCACCTGTCCTTGGTAATCCCTACGACTTTGATAAGTTCCTTGACATTGTTGATAGGCATGGACTGAAGTATATTGCTGACAACTGTGACTCCCTCGGAAGCAAATGGAGAGATGAGTTTCTCACCAAACATGCCGTCGCAGCGTCTTGTTCTTTTTATCCAGCACATCATATCACTACTATTGAAGGTGGAATGGTGTCCTCTGACATCGAAGAGGTGGTTCAGATCGCTAGATCTTATGCCTGGTGGGGTCGTGGTTGCTTTTGTGTAGGAGCCCAGAATAAATTGCCCAACGGTGTTTGTAACAATAGGTTTGATCGTTGGTTGGAAGGGTACGACAAGGATGTCGATCATAAGTATGTCTTTGGAGTCCAAGGATACAATCTCAAACCTGCTGACCTCCAAGGATCTATTGGTCTCGTACAGTTGAAGAAGCAAGATGAGATACATTATCTCCGTCGTCTGAACAAAGGAGCTTTGCATCAAGTCTTCATGCAGATACCTGGTTGCAGGGTTGTTGAAGAAAAAGACCACGCAGAAACCTCATGGTTTGGTTGTCCCATTATCTATGAGGGCGGTAAACACCACCTCGTAAAATACCTAGAGAGTAAAGGTGTACAGACTAGAAACTATTTTGCAGGTAACATTCTAATGCATCCTGCATATAAACATATTGAACCTGCATCTAACTATCCTAATGCATCAAGTGTGTTGGATAATGTATTTTTCTTAGGAACATCTCCCGTTATTACAGTTCCTATGCTAGACTACATACATGAAATAATAGAAAATTATTCAAAGGAAAATAATGACTGATCATCAACTAAGAAAAACAGCGTTAGTTTTAGGTGCTGGTGGATTCATTGGAAATCACATGGTTAAAAGACTAAAGGGTGAAGGGTACTGGGTACGTGGTGTTGACCTAAAAGAACCAGAATTCTCTAAGACATGTGCAGATGAGTTTGTAACTGGTGATTTACGTGATGCAAATTTTGTAAGTAAATGTCTTGAGTACAAAGGACCATTCCCCAGTAACTTCTATCATGAAATTCCTTATAGATTGATAGAACCATTTCATGAAATCTATCAGTTTGCTGCTGACATGGGTGGTGCAGGATTTGTATTTACTGGTGAGAACGATGCTGATATTATGCATAACTCTTGTCAAATAAATTTGAATGTATTAGAAGAGCAGAGAAAATTAAATGAAACCTTTGATGGTGTGGAAAAAGAGTGGACAGAATGTAATAGACCTAAGTTAGATTGGCAGACAAAAATATTCTATTCTGGATCAGCATGTATGTATCCAGAACACAATCAACTAGACCCTAACGATCCTAATTGTCGTGAAGATTCTGCATACCCAGCTGCACCAGATTCCGAATATGGATGGGAGAAACTTTTTTCAGAGAGATTGTACTTGGCTTACCATCGTAATCATGGCATTCCTGTTAGGATTGCCCGTTATCACAATATCTTTGGACCAGAAGGAACCTGGTTTGGAGGAAGAGAAAAAGCTCCAGCAGCCATCTGTAGAAAGGTTGCCTATGCAGATACAGTTGACACCATAGATGTATGGGGTGATGGAGAACAAACTCGTTCCTTTTTGTTCATTGATGAGTGCATAGAAGCAACAAGAAGACTCATGGAGTCTAACTTTATTGGACCTGTAAATATAGGATCTGAAGAGATGGTTACTATTAATCAACTTGTAGATACTACTGCTCTTGTTGCTAAAAAAGTTATTGAAAAAAATTATGTTGATGGTCCTTTAGGTGTAAGAGGACGTAACTCTAATAATGATCTGATAAAAGAAAAACTTGATTGGAATTATGTTATGTCATTAGAAGATGGTATCCGTAGAACTTATAATTGGATCATGGGTGAG